GGTTTTGGCATAGACTATGTCCGCATTGCATGAAATATACATGCCCCGACGAAGAATTCTTTATCCGACCAGACAAGATAATTACCCCGGAGTGTATTCGCGGACTGATTCACTGCATCCATTGCGGAAAACTGACCCCAATGTTTTATTTTGACAAGAAAACCGGTAAATCGTCCGGGTATGTGCCGAAATACACCGACAACAGGAAATGGATTGGCCGTCACTGGTCCCATTTAAACAGCATCCGCAGTAACGCATGGGATATTTTACAGGACTTCCAGAATCCGCCCGAAGGCAATCTGGGCGATGTCATGCGAAACAAACTCGGCAGACCCTATACCAGCAAAGAAGACCAACTTAAAGATGCCGATGTCCGGGCTTGCTGCGGGCGTGAACCTATGTTGTATGGTCATAACGGCCCATGCGTTATGGGTGTGGATGTGGGGAAAATCATTCATTATGTCATTGGAAGCCGTGTTTCACGTGAAACTTATGAGATTTTTAAGGCTGGAACCTGTCAGGACTTCAAAGAGCTTTACGATATAGCCAAACGATTCAACGTCAAGGCGGCTGGAATCGACGTAGCCCCGGATATTCATGCAGCCAAGACCTTTCAGGCAGACCTTAAAACAATCGGCTGTAAAGCCTTCCTGGTTGATTACAGGGCAAGCCGTGCTGTCGGCGGGTACGGGATAGATGAAGTCAACAATATCATCAAGGCGAATCGTACCGAGGCGATGGACATGACTCACAATATGGTCATGCAAAAACAGATTATTTTGCCCAGAGGTGAATTTTGTGATGAATTTATCAAACAAATATGCGACCCGTTCAAAATCCAGACCAAAAATGAAAAGACGGGATTGCCTGAATTCCGGTACAAAGGCTCTGCCGATCACTACAGGCATGGCCTGAATTACATGGTTTTGGCCGGAAAATGCGGAAATGCGAAGATTTCTGCGAACAAGTTCAACAGACATACACCCAAAGACTGTATATCGGACTATAAAATTTTCTGATAATTACTTGACATTTGTTCCTGATAATGTGTATTGTGAAGAAAAAGTAAAGAAAATATGAAGGGAAATATGTCATGAGTAAGCCCCGCGCGGTAAAGCCGCCTGCCCCACCGCCCCCTGCGGCAATACCTGAATCCGCACCGGAAGCTGGCGACGATGCAGCCAAAAAAATACGGAAACAGCAAGGATACCAGGCCAGCATATTGACTGGAAGCTTGACCCCAAAGTCAACCGGAAAGAGACAAACTCTTGGCTGATACAGTCGCACAAGAAATTGTAGCAGAATGGCAACGGCTTGATAGTGATGCCGCAACCACGATGTCGCATTATCAATCCATCGCTGACCACTTCATGCAGCGGGAAAACGCCATTACCAAAACAACAACCCCTGGCGAAGATAAGTCTCTGCCTGTCATAGACCCGATTGGCAGGGTTTATCTGGATGAAATGACAGCGGGATTGTCGTCAATTTTTATCCCCAATGGACAGTTTTTCTTCCGGCTGTCGTCTTCGGATAACCGATTATCCAAAAATGAGTCAGTCCGGTCATTCCTGAATACCTGTACTGAAATCATGCACAGCGAAATGTTTCAGGCTGGATTTGTCCGTGAATTCAACGAATACCTGACCAGCATGGTTGCCTTTGGAACTGGCAATCTTTTTTGCGGGTGGGACAAAAACGATCTTGAACTGTACTATAAAGACTGGGATGTCGCCAATTACCGTTTTTCTGTCGATTACAAGGACAGGCCCAATAAATGCCTGATTCGATGGGCCTATACGGCTTTACAGGCTTATGAACTATTTGGCGAAAAAGCAGGCAGGTCTATTCTGGAAGCCGTAAGAGAACCGAAAAAGGCACAAGAGAAGTTCGTATTTATCTGGCGTTGCCAGAAACGAAAAAATAGAGACAACACAAAATCGGACGTGTCAAATTATCCGTGGGAAGAAATAGTTGTTTCTGAAAAAGACAAGATTGTTGTTTCGGAAACCGGCTACCAGCGTTTTCCATATCATGTCTGCCGATGGATGCTGTCCAGCCAATCTATCTGGGGCGAAGGTCAGGGTGGAATAGCCCTGTCTGCCGACAAAGACCTGCAAACCCAGAAACGGGAATATATCACTTCCGTCAATCTGCACAATAGACCGCCCTATGAATATCTGGCAAATAATCTGGAAGGCGAACCTCGCATTTATCCGGGAGCCGCTAATCCGGTCATGGAGCTAAATTCCATCAGAGCTATTGACCAGAGAATGAACGGCGATACGTCAAGAACTCTGGAGTTGATTCAGGACACCCGCAATATCCTTGCAAAATGCTTCTTTGTCAGCGTGTTTAACCCGATGGAAGGGTTGACCGGAGACCGAAGAACACGGCTTGAAATATCGCTCCGGGAACGAATCGGTTTTACCCGTCTGATTCTTCCTTGTACCCGGATTTATGACGAAGGCTTAACGCCCAACATCGTCAATACGTTTCATATCCTGCTTGAAAACGGGAGATTCCCGCAAGTTCCGCCGGAATTGAAAACACTGAAAATAGACTTTCTCGGCAGGCTGGCCCTGGCTTTACAGGAACAGCAGTCCGATGCTTTACAGCGGTATTCGGAATTTAGCCTTGCGATGGAGCCGGTTATCCCCGGCTTCACCGAACAGATTATCAACGTCCGTCGTGCCGGAAAGAGAATGGCGACGACATTCGGCGTAAACGAGGCAGATTTTAACACAGAGGAAGAAGAAGCCGCTATTTTACAGCGTCGCGCACAAGAAAAACAGCAGATGATGATGATGCAGGCTGCTCAGGCCGCTGGCGGAACCTACAAAGACGCAAGCGGAAAACCAGAGGAAGGAAGCCCCGCTGCGGCCATGATGGAGGCACAAAATGCCTAAGAAGATGGAAAGAGCGTTGAAATTGGCGGCGGCAAAAAAGGGTTTAACTGGAAAACGTAAAAACGCTTTTGTCTATGGGATAATGAGAAAGACGGGGTGGAAACCCAATGCCTAACACTGATTCAATCAGTAGAGATTTCAAAAGAGTCTTTGCCGCAGACGGTGGAAAGCAGGTGTTGGAATGCCTGAAAACCATCTGCTATGCAAACCATAACCAGACCTGCTATGCCGAAGATTCAGACCGAAGAACCTATATGCGGCTCGGAGCCAATTCGGTTTATCGGCATATTATGATGCAGATTGAAAAAGAACTCGGAAAACCAGAAGTAACGGAATGTCAAACAGAAAGGACTGAGAATGAACATTGAAAAGCTAAGTATTAAAGTCGGAAAGGCGGACTGTGTGCAGAGCATGGAACCACACTTTCTTCCGACTTCTTTGAAAAAAGAAACACAGGAAGTTGTTTCAAAAAATCTCGGAATTATGGAACTTGAATTTGAAATTTGCGGCGAATCGGAAGCGTATGTTTTGAACGAGTATGTGGACTTGCGTGTGGATGAGTTTTCAAGATGCTACGAGTTTTTGTTTGAAAACATCAAGCACAGCATAAAAACGACGCTTAAAAACATGATGCAAGCCGCAACCCAAACAGAAAGGGAAACACAATGACAGACGAAGCAGCAACAACTACAGCAGCAGAAACGACATCCGCCGTATCCGCCGCGGCCCCGGCAACTCCAGCGGCGCAACCGCCACAGGAGTCGTTCTATAGCCCTGACGGAACACTGAAACCCGGCTGGCAGAACAGCGACCTTGTACCGCAGGACTTTCGCGGAAGGCCGGTTTATAATGCTGTCGGCAACGACGTGGCTTCCCTGCTACGGCATATCGGACATCAGGATATTGCCATCAGCAAGCAGGGTAAGGGCATCTTTGTACCCGCTCCGGATGCTTCCCAGACAGAAAAAGACTTCTTTTACAAGGCTCTTGGCCGACCCGATAAGCCGGAAGGGTACGCCGAAGCAATCAAAAAGGCTATACCACAGGGCATGGAAGGGCATTACGACGACCCTGAAATGATTGGTAATTATCAGGCCGTTGCCCATAAACTCGGGCTAAATCCACAGCAGGCGGCAACAATTATCGCTTTTGACGCTCAACGTGTAGCAAAAGCCGAAGCGGATATTAAAGCCGACCCCATGACCTATTTTGAGGAACTTTTGCCGCTGGTTGAACCTATTTACAAGGCAAAATGCGAAGAAGACCTTAAAAAGAAGTGGGGCGACGCTTACGATGCCCGCCTGCATCTGGCAAATCGGGCCATTACCGAAAACACCAAAGAAGGCGAAGAGCGGGATTTATTGCTGACCCGCGTCGGCAACGACCCTGTTGTGGCTGACTTTATCGCAACGATTATGAACAAGTCGTTCACGTCGGGGATGAGCGTGGATACGTCTGTAGGTAATTCTCCGGCATCCATGAATGTTGACCAGACTATCAGCGAACTGATGCGTGACCCGAATTATCTGGACGGGCGAACAAGTCCTGCCAGACATAAGTATCTGGTCGATGAAGTTCAAAGGCTTATGGCAGCAAAAAGAAAATAGTCCTTGACATAGAAAACAAAACTGTATAGTGTGAAAGTCAGTTCGGCAAACCGTGATGGACCGGACGCATGAAAATTTCATAAAATCACGGGCAAACCAATAAGGAACCCGCGTTGGCCGCCTGAAAGCAAGGCCGTTGACCGAAACGTAAAACGCAGGTGGAACCCTCATGTGGGGGCAAATCGCCGAAAATCGTTGTTTAACAGGAAGTTAATAACTTTTTTCAGGAGAACTCACATGAGTTTGCAAATACCTATCGCTTTTGTTGACCAGTTTAAGGCCAATATCCTTATGCTGTCTCAGCAGAAACAAGCCCTTTTAAGAATGACCACCCGCGCCGAATCTGTTACCGGCGACACCATGTACGTTGAACGGCTTGGTCCCAAAGACGCTGTTCTGCGTGGAACCCGACACGGCGAAACACCCGTTTCCGATGCACAGCACAGCAGGCGTAAACTGTCGATGGCTGATTACATCGTGCCTGCCGACCTGATTGACAAGCCCGATAAACTGAAAATGCTTATTGACCCTCAATCGGCCTACACGCAGAATCAGGTGTTCAGCCTGAACCGTGCGATTGACGATGTGATTATCGCTGCCCTCGGCGGTCCTTCCTATGGCGGTCATACCGGCGGAACCACCATCAACAATTACGACGTTAGCGAATGTCGTATGATTAACAGTGATGGTGCTATTGTTGCGGCTGGAACAAATTGTTCCAATGCAACTGCAACAGGGCTGACAATCGCCAAACTGCTGACGTGCAAACAGTTGCTCGACGACGCTGAAATCGACGAGTCCCGTCAGCGTTATTTCCTGACCAATCCGTACAATATCAATCAGTTGCTCAACACAACTGAAGTCAAGAACGCAGACTATAACACGGTACGCGCTCTGGCTCAGGGACAGATTGATACGTTCATGGGATTCAAGTTCCTTAAATCGACACGACTTCCAGTTGGAGTCGATACGGCGGCTACAAGTTGTTATGCCTTTGCACAGGACGCAATCGTTCTGGCAGTTGCCGAGGAACCATCCGTCAGCGTATCGGTCAGAAATGACCTGTGCGATTCAATTCAGGTGTTCTCGACCTTGAGCATCGGTTCAACTCGCGTGGAAGGTCCGGCGGTTATTGAAATTGAACTGTCAACTTCTGGCACAACGTAATCGAAAGGAGTTGTCAAATGAGTTGGACAAAAACTAATCTTTTAATGAATAGGGACGGAGGCCCATCCGAGGGCCTCTGGACTCCTACCGTTGACCAACAGCACCGCATCGGAGAACGATACCAAGATGGACTTGGTAGAGTATATCGATATATCCGAAATAGCGGAACTGCTCTTGCTGCCGGACTAATGACAGCCAGTGAGCTTATTGATACCGATTCGGACGCGGTAACACAAACTGCGTATGGAAATGTTGCAATCGGCGATACCAGGGTTACAGTATTATTGGCAACATCAAACGCTCTTTCCGACGGAGAACTAATGGACGGACAACTATTAGTTACTTCTTCAACAGGTTTGGGTTATTCCTACGCCATAGCCAATAATACATGGATTACAAGCGATACGGTAATGAGTATCGAATTGTATGAACCTATCCGTGTTGCTTGGGCGGCAAGCACAGTTATTACCGTTGTCAAAAATTCTTGGTCCGATGTAACTGTTGCTGGAACAGACCCGGCAGGAATAGCTACAGGAGTTCCGACAGTTGTTATCCCGGCCAGTTACTATGGTTGGGTTCAGACAAAAGGTCCATGTGCGATGATAGTGGATACGGGCGAAACTCTTGTTCTTGGTGCTTTGGCCGGTTGTCCTACGAGTGCGGCTGTAGCAGGCGCAGTTGGTCCAGTTACCGTCGCCACAGAAGGTGTGTGGGGTGTATGTGTTTGGGTTGCCGCCGCCGCCGCCTGTGCTTTGATTGATTTGAAATTGGAATAACAAAACGGGGCGGGATTCGTCCTGCCCCATATTTTTCTCGGTGTAACACGAAGCCGACGAAAGGAAAGCATTATGGGTGCGAATTTTACATTACCAAGAGGTCCTTTGAGCTGGATTGCCGGTCCGATTGATTTTACGGGAGACGACAATCTTGGTATTTATACGACCAGCACAGTGCAACGGTATATTTATGGAACACGATACATCACATGGGATGGCCGTGTCTATAAGTATTGCAATGCGGTTGCGGCTGTATATAGTTATTGGGGCGCACAGGCGTATGAAGACGCGGCCCTGTCGTGGACGGTTCTTCCGGCGGGCGGTGTTGTTGCCGCTGGTTCAAGACATTGCGTTGTTACATTAGGTTCTCGAACAACTAACGACCTTGCTGGCGGATACTTCATGCTGTACGATGCCAGTGTGTCAACCACGGCGTACAATCAGTCAACGTATTTGTATGGTATCGTCGGGAATAACGATACAGCCACAGTGACAACCTTGTATCTTGACGGAGCGATTCCTGTTCTTACAACGACTTCGGATGCTTCCGAGGTTTTTGAGAATCCGTATCGGGAAGTAAAAGCCGGTGCTTCAACTTCCGCCGGTTACGCTCCTGTCGTCTGTATTCCTGCACGCAGTTCTTCTGCTGGATACAAGTTCTGGGGTCAAACGTGGGGACCGGCTTATGTATCCCCTACCAATACCAGTATTGATGACCCGACAAGCGTTCAGGGCAGAGTATCCTTCTCTGGTGCTGGCGCAAGTGGCGGATTGGTTGTTGGATTGGCCGCAAGTCAGACCGCAGGATTTATCCTGAATCCTGATGTTACCGGCGGTGGTGGAATTGCTGGTCCGCTGATTATGCTTCAAATCAGTATTTAAGGAAAAAAAATGCAAGGGAATATCGTATCTCCGAACCCTCGGTGCAGGAAGTGTAAATCTTATATGGTTTTTCCTGAACTTAAAGACGGAAAATATATTATGCGATGTTCCGATTGTAAAAAAGAAGTAAAGCCGAAATGGACTTTTAGGAGATTACTGTTTTGGAAATCCTAAAACGAGCAAAAGGTGTAAGCGACGGCGAGATAATGCCGTTTGGATACAAGCCCCCGGCTGGACTTCAGGAAGAATTGAATCAGCGCACTTACAAGGCTGGTTATACAAACAAAGAAGGCGGGCCGCGTAATCGAACTAAGATTATGGCGGCCCCGCCAACAAAACAGTATCGAGATAACTACGTCCGTATATTCGGACACGATTAGGAGAAACAATTATGGCAGCGTCATCTAATAAAACATTTTGGGGATTTTTATTCTATCTGAAACACAATCCTTTCAAATCCATCGAGGCAATGACATGGCCGGACCTGTTTGAATGTGCCAAACTGTTTGCCGCCGTCAATGCAACGGCTCAAACGCTTACGGCTGGCGGTGTTCTTACGGATGCCAACGAAGGTTTTGGGGTTGTCGATTTTTCGACGGATATTGACTTTCCAAAAAAAGGCGCAGGTGATGGGGCTGGAGTAGCCCCGACGACCACATTATCCGGAAACAAAGTGCTTTGCGAACAAGCCCTGTATCCGGAACAACATTTCGGGAGTTAAAACATGGCTGATGCAACAGTTACACTAAATACAATCAACATCAAGAAAATACCTGTCGATGGAGTCGATTTTTACGCGTCTGCGTATTCGGCGGACTGGTCAACGGTCGGCGAAATTGTCGCGGCAGTTACCGGAAGCAGTCACTACATCACGAAAATCATTGTTCGTACCGCTACAGCCATGACAATTTCCATTGGTTCCGGAACCGGCTCTGATGCAGTCACTACGCTTCACCTGGGGCCGATTGCGGTCAATGCGGCAAGCGGTATTTTCGCATGGAGAGCCACGGACGGATACGGAATGAAATTGACACTCAGTACCGAAATGGCTCTTGAAACAAGTGCTTCCGGCGCATTGTGGGTTTACGTCGAAGGCAAGACCTGTCTTGGATAATAAACAGTCTTTCTGTTTGAATTGGCCGGGGCCTTCCGAGTCAGGCCCCGGCTATATTTAAGTACGATGGATTTTAACATGGCATTTTTTGCACAAAGGAAGAACGTCAAACCAATGCTCTTTCGCGTACCCGCGATGGTGATGGTAGTTTTCTGCCAATTGCCAGCAATTCCGGCAGTGATAGACAGACGGGCGGGAAAGTTTTCCGACCCGAACGGCGTAGCTGACAACGGCGTGTGCCTTTGCGCGGTTTGGATATTTATCGTCATATCGTTTGTCCGCAATACGGTGAACTATCTTTCCTTTTTCGGTTTGGCGGTATTTTTTCTGGGAATCCTTATCACAGTTGCATTTTTTACAATAAGATTGATGTCCGCTTTTTTTGGATTTGTTCTTATAAAAATCAGACAGTGGCTTGATTGTCTTGCAATGCGAACAATTTTTTGTTATAACCCGTTCAGCCATTACTTTTCCTTTCAAAAGTCGTGGTTAAAGCCGCTTGCAAGCAACGAACTTGCGACCGGCTTGTTTTATTGTAGCACAAATAGATTGGAGTATCAAGCATGAGTTTTGTCCAATCGGAAGTCGATATTTGTAATCAGTCACTTGACCGTATCGGCGCAAAAGTCTTTACTCTTGCCACCGAAACTACAACGGTTGAAGGTTTAGCCTGTGCGCGGAATTACAGCCAGACCAGAGATTCTCTCCTGCGCTCCTACGTTTGGCCCAGAGCCACGGCAAGAACAACTTTGGGGCAAATCAGCACAATCGACATTGGCGCACAACCTACGTCATCGTGGGCGGTTGGGGATGTAATTACAGGCATAGCTTCGGATGCCACGGCTGAAATCCTGACTGTAACAACTCCGAGCCAGTACGAGATTATCCATCTGGACGGCACTTTTGAGGATGGAGAAACAATTACCAATGCCACGGTTCACGATGTGCTTTGGCAGGGTGTTCCCGTGGTGGACGCAGACGGTGAACAGGTAGTTTGGTACGATACGGCCAGTACAGAGCAGGTTGTATGTGCAACCGGCTACCCTGTCGTTGCCTCTGATACGCCTGATTTTGAATGGGATTATCAGTATTACCTGCCAAATGACTTCTTGCGGCTGATTGGGGTGTACGAAAATGACGGTACAGATGCCGAGGACGACCGTTTTACTGTAGAAGGCAAACGGATACTGACCAATTACGACACCTGCAATATCCGGTATGTTAAACAATTAACAGACCCGGCAGAATGGGACGAGCTGTTCACGGAAATTATGATATTGCGGCTGGCCTTGAAAGTTCTGCCGACCATTGGCGGGGTAAAGACTTCTGAACTGAAAGCTGAAATTGTTCAGGAATTGAAGGCGACCGAGAGCAAGGCCAGATGTGTGGCTATGCAGGAAATAAACGTTTCAGGCAGGCAGGATTTCCGACTTGCAAGATATGGATATTAAGAAAGGATTTGAAATGAGCGTACAATTAAATGAAAATGCAGTTGCGTTGTTGCCATCCAGTACAACGCAGGATTACACAACGTGGAGTATTCAATCCACAGGCGCAACCACGCTTTACACGGTTCCGACTGGAAAGGTGTGTATTCTGTCGCATATCCTGATGGTTTCAGGCACGACCGCAGTAGCAACGAATACCGCAAAGGCGACTGTTGGGCAGGTTGGTGCATTGACGGACTTCCTTGCTGAAAATACATTCACAAATGTAATATCTGGAAAATGTGCAATTTTACGACCGGTTTCGGCAACTACTCCTTTGGCTGGTGTCGCTTATGCGGCTGGAACAGTTATTCAGGTGAATGTAACAACGGCTGATGCAGACGGCGGAACCGACTGGAAGTTGTTCCTGTTCGGCTTCCTGTATGATGCGTAATGGCCGGAGAAATCTACCAATCCTACTTGAGTACGGCGACGCTGTATGCTCTGGTATTCCGTCCATCTGATGGATATATCTGGGACACGACGGGAACGCCTGCATTTGAAGCGGTCGGAACATGGAATGACGCAAGAGTAGGTGACTGCGATATTCCACTGACTGCTTCGGGTGATTTTCACAAGGTCAACTTTCCGGCAGGAATTACGACGGCAGGAACGTATGTTGTTCAGATTCGATTACAGGCCGGAGCCAGCCCGGATACGGATGATATGATATTATCACAGGGCTTCATGGAATGGGATGGCACGGCTGAAATAACGGTCAGTGTGATTGACACCAACATTGACTATCTGATTACCAGCGAAGGCAAGATAAATAATACGATCCAGACAGTCGAAACGGATGAATCAGAACGGAAAGCCCGTATCTTTATTTGATTATTGAGTGGATTGAACAATGGCCAATATACCCATAACAACCTTCAATTCGGGCGAATTAAGTCCAAGGATTGATGCGCGGATCGACGTGGAAAAGTATTCCAGCGGATGCAAAATCCTTGAAAACTTTATACCTGAAAAGTACGGATGCGCCACGCGAAGGCCGGGTACGTTATATATCGCTGATTTGACCGAGGATGCCGGATGAGTTTTCCTGTACGAAGAACAATTGAATTCATTTACTCGGCAACGGTGGCCTATGTGTTGGTATTCGAGGAATACTATATCCGTGTTTTCTATGGCGGGGCATTGATTACCACGGTTGCTTCTCCGTATCTGGAAGAACATCTGTTTGAACTTCAATATCGTCAGGTTGGCGATGTTATGCGAATTGTCCATCCGAAATATGCTCCGAGAAAACTATTAAGAACATCGGCCTCATCTTTCACGTTGTCGGAAATAGAATTTAAAGACGGGCCATTTCTGGTTCGCAATGACCTGAAAGACCCTTACGAGACGGAACCAGCAGAAATGAACTGCACGGCTACAACGCCGGGGAGCTTTGGTACATTAACCTGTACTTCGGATGTGTTTAATGTCCTTCATGTTGGCTGTTTGTTTCGCCTGACCCATGAACGAACCACAACGACGGCATCAGCAGAAGGGGCTACGTCCAGCGGCACGATGTATGTCAAGGGTTCGTTTCGGTTTATCACGCGCGGAACATGGACAGGGACGATATATGTAAAACGCCGTGAGAATGGCGGAGATTGGGAAAAATTTAGAACGTATAAAGGTAGTTCTGGGGCCGAACAGAATGTATCGTGGACACTAAAAGAAGAATCAGACAATGTAGAATACTACATTGATTCGACTACCGGCCCTGCCTCTGGCGGGTTCAGGGCTGAATTGTCCTGTGATGATACATTTCACAGCGGCGTTATCAAGGTGCTTGCGTATGGCGGCCCAAAGGTTGTACCTATTGAGGTTATTTCAAGAATAGAATCGACATCGGCAACAAGGCGGTGGGCAGAAGGTTCATGGTCTGGTTTTCGTGGATACCCTGCATCCATCACGTTCTTTGAAAACAGGTGTATTTATGCGGGGGCATTATCCGCGTCTGACGCAAGTGAGTCTGAAATTCCGGGTTATCCAATTCTTAAACGTGCAAATTACGGGGGCGCATAATGGCTGGAAGCGGAACAATTTTAGACCCTATTCAGATTACAAATCTTACTGGTTTACAGAATATGACTCTTGATAGGTCTGCCAGTTATAAACTGATGAATGATATTGACGCTTCGGATTCCGGCATAAACGGATTTGAGCCGATTGGTATGTTGGCTGGGGCTGAATTTAAGGGGACCTTTGACGGAAATGGAAAGACAATCAGCGGTATGCTCATTGTAAGGACGGCCGATTCTGGTAATCATTACTTGAGTTTTCTTGGTTCCTGTAGAGATAGAGCCTATAACCTTGTTCAAAATTCAACCTTTGATTCCAATGCGAACTACTGGACTCTGAATACAGGATGGTCTTACAACGGAGGAACAAAAAAAGTAGAACTGACCGCCGACTCAGGCGGCACGCTGGAATATCCGGTTGCAAATTTATTGAACCCGATTGCGCCAGAAGAATACTGTAAAGTTAAATTTACTCTGACCGTTACCGCAGGAACAGTCGATGTTTCCTATGCCGGAGTTGCTCTTGGAAGTTTCGTTTCCGCTGATGTAGACAGTCAAACGCATAATATAGAAATGGTCAGTAATTTACCGCTTGTGTTTTCACCATCCTCGACCGCACGATGCACGGTTGATGTGGTCGCTATTTACGAGCATAGATTTATAAGAGACTTCACGCTGAATGATTGTGTTGTTCAATGGACGGGTACTGGGTCTGCGCGAGGATATGTAGGTTCGGCTGGTTCATATATGCAAATTGGTACAAGCCTTGAACAAATGGTAATCAGCGACGTGATTGTGAACCGTCCTATAATTACAACGACAGGGGTATATACTTACGATGCGGGAGGGTTTTGTTCATCGGCTTCGGCAGGCGTAACCATTCTTGATTGTGAAGTCAATGACCTATCTCTTGTTTGTGGCGGAGATATTGTTTCTGCTGGAGGATTTTTCGCCATAGGACCGGCTGGAGGCCAGACACCCGATAATCTCATTTATAACTGCAAAGTAACTGGAAGTGTCACTGTTGCCGGAGCAACTGTGATAGGGTTTGATAGGTATTACGGCGGGTTTGGCGGAAAAGTCGGTTCGAGTCAGCCTAATACAAAATGTTATGCAAATGTTACTTTAGTGATTACGCATACAACAACAGAGACAATCTACATTGGTGGATTTGCTGCGGAGGGTGGAACGAATACACAGTGTGTATCTGATAGTAACATTACCACAAATCTTAATGGTTACGCCAGAATTGGCGGCTTTGTTGGTGCTGGCGGGTGGAGTTACGAATGTGTCGCAACTGGGAACATCATTGCTCCAAATTTAAACGGATTAAGTTCCGGTGTATATTCAGCCGTTGGCGGCTTTGTTGGTGCTGGCGGGAACGTTTATGATTGTTATTGTTCAGGCTCAGTACTTAGTTCAGGACTGACTCGTAGTACAAATGATTTTATTTTTGTTGGAGGTTTTGGGGGGAATTTAGGGCCATACGCAAGTTCAGATTGTTACTCTAATTCAATTGTTTATCCTGGCATAGAAAGAGCCGGTGGATTTTCTAATTCGGCTTCCTCTGTGACAGGTTGCTACTGGAACAAAACAACATCAAACTACAGCAATGCGGTCTATGGCACGGCAGGCGACACCGATAATATCAAAGGAAAGACTTCACAGGAAATGCAGGCCAGCGCAACCTTTGTCGATTGGGACTTTGTTGATAAATGGGAAATGGGAGAAGCTGTAACAAATGCAGTTTCCGCCTCTAATCTGACCGTCTGGCCGTCAAAAAGCGGCGACTACGATAACTTCCTTGAAGGTACAAAAGACGCAGATTCGTTTCAGACAGACATTCCATCTACCAATGAAATAAGATGGATTGATTCACAGGAAGCCTTGCTAATCGGCACAGCAGGGGATGAATGGAAATTGTCCAGTAATAAATTAGACACCCCGTTATCTCCAACCAATCACGGCTCAAAGCGGCAATCCGGCCACGGTTCGGCATATTTACAGGCAATCAACGTCAACGAAGTCATTCTCTTTGTCGATTCTGTCCGCCGTAAAATCAGGGAAATGGCCTTTGACCCGAACACAGATAAATATATGTGTCCTGATATGACCTCGTTATCAGAACATATCACGGCAGGGCAAATCAAGTGGATGGCGTACCAGAAGAATCCAAACTCAATCCTCTGGGTAGGACTTGATACCGGCGACGTAAGGGGTTTTGTCTATGACCGTGAACAAAACGTTACGGCTTGGTTTAAAGTACCTCTGGGCAACGATGCGGCCTGTCAATCGGGTTGCGTGATACCAGGTGAAACCGAAGATGAAATATATCTGATTGTAAACAGAACAATCGCGGGAAGTTTTATCTATGCCGGAACTGAACAGGTCTATGCTGGCGACGAGCCGGTAGTTATCGGCGGCGGGGACAAAGTATATCTGGAACGATTCTCGGCAAGGGAACTAATTTCCAAGGCCGACGCTTTCTTTGTTGACTGTGGGGTAGTATGGGAAACATCCGGGGCTTATGTTGAACAAGAAGTCTATTCAGGTTCACAACCTGTCTATTCTGGGACAGAACCTGTTGTCATAACTGAATTTGATTCAACTGCCCCATCTTCAACTGTCACCGGCCTTGAACACTTGAACGGCGAAACAGTCAAGATTCTGGCTGACGGCGTTGTTGCCGATGATGCTGTTGTGTCCAACGGACAGGTGACAATTCAGATTGGCGGGGTAACGACTGCGGCATTAAAGGCATCTGTCGGATTAGCCTATACATCGAAGGTAAAGCCCATGAGATTGCTGGTTGGGGATAGTCTTGGCAAAAAGACAAGGGTGAACAGTCTTATCGTTTCATTGTTGGACACAGGCGCATGTAAATACGGACCTGACAGCACAGACCAGAGAGATATTGACTTGAACGAAGTCGGCGTAACCAATACCTCTGAAATAACAGGGCTATTCACCGGGGAAGTGGAAGTCAGTCAGGCAGCGGGCTTTGATCCACAGAATGCTATAGTTATTACCAGTGATGAACCTTTGCCGCTTGTTGTGCGGGCAATCATAGTTGACCTTAGTAGGACCGGCTAATATGAACTTCCGTCAATTACAAGAATCAGATATAGATTTTATGAAAGACCATGCCCTGTACGGCAAGGAACACTGGAAAGCCATGAACGGACAGACAGAGTACAATTATACTTTGGAGCATGAGGGCAAGGTTCTGGTGATCGGCGGGGCAAAAATGCTAAATAATTATACCGCCTACGCATGGATTGATTTGTCAGAGTTTGCAAAAGAGCATATAATAATCACCTACAGATGTGTGAAAGAATGGATGCTTGAACTGGCAAAGACCGTGGGAATACGAAGATACGAAGCCTATATTGAAGTGGGCTTTGAAGCTGGACACAACATAGCCAGACATCTTGGCTTTGAACTTGAATACCGGGCAAAGAATTTCTTTGGCGATGAACCCGGAGATATATACAGTATGACATTTGGAAAGGATTTTAAATGGCCCCCGCAGCTTTAGCATTAGCAGGCACAGGACTCATGGCAGGCGGCCAAATTTACTCCGGCATGGCCGCAAATGCCGAGGGCAAGTCTGCACAGAACATGGCAGAGTACAACGCTAAGCTGGCCGAACGTGAAGCCCAGATGACCGAGCAGAAAACGGCTATTCAGCAGCGGCAGCAGATGGAAGATGCTGAACGCCGTAAGTCCACGATGATTGCCAATATGGGTGCGTCCGGGGTTGTTTCTACTTCCGGTACGCCATTGCTGATTCAGGCGCAACAGGCCGAGCAGGATGAATTGCAGAATCTGATGATTGGATTTAGCGGTGCAGAGGAAGCAAGGTCGCTCCGTTCCGAAGCCACTTTACAGAGACTTGAGGGAAAGCAGGCAAGGGCAAAAGGAAGCGCTTTAAGAACTGCTTCGTTTATCGGGGCGGGCAGTTCACTACTTACAGGGTTTGGCAATGCAGCAGATAAGGGATTATTTTCAAAGAAATCAGGAGGTGTCTAATTCCTACCTTTGATATACAATACGCAC